GCAGGCTGCAGGTCAGCGCGGTCGAGCGCTGCGGCAACAGAAGGTGTCATATCCCGGCTCATAGCGCCTCGCGGGCTGACAGGGTGAAGCGGTGACGTGCCACGCGCTCAATGCGGGTTGGCACCGCACTCGTGGGGCGCAGCAGAACCTGCGGCCTGTTCACCTCCAAAGGGGTATTGGCGGGCAGCGCGCTGCGGATCGCCGGAAAGAGCGTCAGCGTGGCAAACCCGTTGATGTCTGCTGTGACATCAAAGGCGATCTGGTGCAGCCGTGTGTCGCGCGCCGTGCCGATGGAGAGAAAGTCACCTGAGGCAACGGCAGGCAGGCCAGAAGGCCAGCCCTGCGTTTGCACGACATTGCCGCCTGTGATGGGGGCCGCCAGCGTGACCGGTTGCGCAAGGGTCTTTGGCTCAATCGAAGGGTCGGCAAACAGCAGCAGGCCCCGGCCAGAGCCAAGCGCCGTGAGTGCGGCCGACACAGAGCGCGCCAGCGGTCCGGATTGCGCGGCAAATTCGATGTCGTATTCCCACCATTCACCACCCCAGTCCTGCACTTCCGTCGTCCCGGTAAAGGGCGACTGCGTCTGGCTGGTGGCGGTCACCAACCGCCGCTCAATGCCGGCAACCCACGTACGCGGCAGTTCCACGATCACGCTCATGCCATGCGTCCCCGCCGCATGGCATTGCCGACGGCGGCCACTGCAATGCGCTCAAATTCCGGCTGTGCGCCGCGCATCACCGCCGCGATCTGCTCGGCAACGCCCATTTGCGCACCGCGCGCATCCACATTGAGATTTATGGCCACAGGAAGAGCGCCACCTCCGCCACGCGCGACTTCTGCGCGCGACAAAACACGCTCGCCCCGTTGCAGGATGGTGGGCACTTCATCGGGGCGCAGGCCTGCCCAACCGCCGGTGTGCATCCGCGGTGCACTTGCAAAGACCGCTGCGGGCACGGCGCGTGTATGACCGGAGATCCCAACCATGCCGCCGGCATGCGAGACCGCAGCCGCAACAGAGCCGCCCCCGCCAAAAGCGCCTGAGAGCGCATTGGCAATGGGTCCCAGCACCGCATTCTTGAATGCCAAGACGGCCAAATCCGCCAGGATCGAGCGCACCAGCCCCTTGAAGTCGAGCTTGCCGGTTTCCACAAAGCTGCGGAAGGCGCTCTCAGCGCCAGAGAAGGCACTGGATAAGGTTTCGCCAAGGCCTTTGCCCCAATTGAGCGCGTCCGTGGCATAGGACTGCAACGCCGCGGACACAGCACGCCAGCCAGTGATGATTTGGTCAGCGGCGCCACCAGCTCCACCGCCACCGCCGCCACCCGTAACGGCGTCTCCGGCTTGGGCTATGGCCTCAGCCAGGCGGTCAGCAGAGGCCGTGGCGTCATCCAGGGCTGCAGCGCCGTCCTCGCCGGTGCCCGCAACAGCATCGCGCAAAGCAGCCCAGCTGGCGAGCGGGGCCGTGGCTCCGGCTGCAAGGTCGGTGGCGGCCTGCCGGTAGGTATTGGCGGTAGCCAGTGCATCAGCGGCGATACCGTCCAAGCCGAGATCGGGGGCCGTGAGAGGATTGTCCTCAAAAGCACGCCGGAACGCATCAGCTGCAGCACTTCCTGCATCCGCTGATGCCCCCGCGAAAGGATTTTCGATATCGCCAAGACTGATGTCACCGATTTCGCCGAAGTTCGTCTCGATGCCCACAGCCGCCAGCGCATCGCGGATCTTGCCCGTAAAAGCATCAATCCGGGCGATCGCGCCATTCAGCATCGCTTCAATCCCGTCGAGCATGCGGTTTGCCGCCGCGTAAACAAGGTCGCCAATCACGGCTGGCAGGCGGGACCAGATTTCCCGGACGGCCAAAAGTGCACCTTCGAAGGTATTCGCTGTGGCGTTACCAAAGGCGACAACGCTCTCGATCGCGCCCGCCATGCCCGTCGCAGCATCGGATTTGAGATCAAAGAACATCGCCGTGGCGCGTGCACCAGCAGCCGAGGCCCCCATCTTGATCCTGTCCCAAACCTCGACAGCAACATCCTTGAGGAGGCGCATCGCCTCGCCAAAACTGCCGGCGCCGGACGCGAGGCGCGTGAACCAATAGACCAGCTCGCCTGCGCCCACGATCAGTGCCCCAATGCCCGTGCGGATTATCGCGCCTTTCAGAACCACCAGCGTCGTTGCCAGCCCGCGCACCGAGAAGGCCGCAGCGGCCATCGCCACCACCCAGCGACCGGCAAGGAAACTGGCGAAGGTCCCGGCGTAGATCGCCAACCGGTTAAGGTTGGCCAGCACAGCATCAAAAGTCCGGCTGATTGGGCTGGTGGATGAGGCCAGCGCGACAAAAGCATTGGCCACCGCCTCCAGCGACGGCGCAAGCGCCACTGCAATCCGGTTGCGCACGCCCGTAAACACCTGACCGATGCTGACCAGCGCCAGTTCAGAGCGACGCATCGCGGCAATGGCATCCGCATCAAGGACGGCACCCAACGCCTGCGCCTGTGTCCCGAGCCGGGTCATTTCTGCCCCACCGTTCTGCAAAAGCGGGATCAGCCGCGTTGTATCAGATGCCATGGCTTCGAGATAGAAGGTCATCTCCTGTTGGCTGACGCCTGCCTTCTCAAGGCTTGAGACATAGAGCTGCAGCGCCTCAGGACCGGAAAGGCGGGCAAACTGGTCCGCTGTCACGCCCACGCGCGGTGCGATGTTCTCGAAGAAGTCCGCCATCGGCCCGCCGCCGGTCTGCAGGAAATCCCCCACACGGTCGTTCACGTCCTTGAGGATATCGGCGAGTTTTTCCTGTTCGATCCCCACCGTGGCAGAGGCCGCCGACCACCGCTGAAACACCTCCAGGTTGGCATTGGCCACCTGGGAAAGCTGGCCGATCTCATTGGCAGCAGCCACCGTGGACCGGGTCATTGCAACAACGGCACCGGCCAAGGCGGCCGCAGCAGCGGTCGCTGCAATGCGCGCACGGCGCGCAAAAGCAGCCATCCGTGCATTGGCTTGGTCCAGCTCGCGGCTGAGGCGACCCATGCCGCGAGACCCGGCCGCACCGACACCTTCCAGTTCGGCACGCACTTGCCGCCCGCCGGTCGCAGAGAGGCGGACTGAGACACGTTTTTCGGCCATTTTGATCTCTTGATAAATGTATCACGTGGTGATACGTGAGGGTATGATTATAAGCACACATGGAAAGCTCGCCGCAGGAGCGGTTCAGGACCGCTTTGGCAAAGGCTTTCCAGCAGACTTGGTCAAACGCACGCGCGCCATGCTTTCGGCACTCGATGCGGCAGTCATGCTTGAAGATTTACGGTTTCCGCCGGGCAATCATCTTGAAGCCCTGAGCGGGGATCGCGCAGGACAACATTCGGTGCGCATTAACGGACAATGGCGCATCTGTTTCATCTGGACCGATCAAGGACCTTCACAGGTCGAGATCGTGGACTATCACTAGGAGGGCCTGTCATGAGCCTCATCACCAATCCATCCCACGCGGGCGAAGTTCTGGCCGAGCTGTACCTGACCCCACTCGATATGAGCGCGATCACGCTTGCCGCAAAGCTTGGCGTGCCGCGTACCCGGATCGAGCGCCTGGTCAAAGGCCAGACCGCTATCACGGTTGATACCGCGATGCGGCTCGCCCGTTTTTTTTCAACGACGCCGGAGTACTGGATGAACCTCCAGCGCGCTTGGGATCTGGCGCGTGCCCGCGAGACCATCGATGTCTCAGGCATCAAGCCCCTCCAGGCTGCCTGATCCAGTCTGCGCGTTCATTTTGCGCAGCATCACCGCCTCGATCGGCGGCAAGAGTTCCGCGATGATCAGGGGTGAGAGCCCGAGGGCCACCCCGAGTTGCAGGGCAGCAGCCATGTCCCAGCCAAGGACAGCGCCGCCGCTCATCCCGCCGGCAACGCGAACTTGCCCGCCGAGGCGCTGAACCAGATCCCAGACCTGCCAACCCTCAAGTGTCAGCGGTTTGTGAAGGATGCGCGGACAGTCCACACATACGGAGGGACAAGCCGCGCAATATTCACCGCCCCCGCCGAACTCCCAGTCGGCGAGAGCGGTCAGGCGTTTTTTTCCGCATCCAGTATCAGCGCGCCTGCGATGTATTTGGTCTGGAAGGCCTCAAAGATCGGCCAGAGCTCCAAAAGCGCGTCGATCCCCTCAGGGGTCAGAGGAAGGGGCTTGCCGTCCTCGTCTCCGACGCCCTCCCAATCTTTTACCACGATGCGGGCAACAGCTTTGGCCACAATCCGCGCGAGGTCGTCATTGGACGTGGCGAGGTCTACTCCCGCTGCGGCGACGATCGCCGGGTCACTGCGCGCCGCGAGCATGATGGCAGTGGTGAGCGGCTCGACCAGCAGGCGGATGCCATGGCCGAGGTCGAGCCAGCGCGGCTCCGTGGACAAGTTCAATCGCAGCATGGTCAGTAATCCTCGCGGTCATTTGTAAGGGTGACGGTGCACATCCGGCCAAGACCTGGATCGCTGGCCGCCTGCCAGTCAAATGTGGCTTGCACGCCCTGTGGCCCCGAGATTTCGATCCGCGGGCGCGGGAGATAAACAGCATGCGCGGTGACGGTCAGGCTCTCGCCCGTGGTTAGCGAGTATGAAAATTCCAGCTCGCAGGCCTCGCCATTGATCGCCTGGGTCACCAGCGTCTGATCGGCGAATCGTACGACGACATTACCCGTCAGGGCGGCAATAGACGGGTCTGCGCCGTCGATCTTGCCATCCGCCCGGATCGTCTCGATGCGGTCGAGATTGTTGGCATAGGTGAGGTCAGCGGAGACAACGTTCCCGATATTAGCTCCGTTCCGTGTGATGGCCCCGTTGAAGTGGCCGAAGCGTTTCAGCGCGATTTTAGCCGGTGTCCCTGCCGCACTGGTCGTGGCGATCTCCTCGCCCTGGGCCACAATGCTGGCCGTGGCTGTCAGCAAGCCTGATCGCGCCATTTGCCAGTTGAGGCTGTCGACCATGCAGCCGGCATACATTGCAAAGCGGGGCACCTCAGGCATGGCCGTCTCGACCGAGAAGGACGGCAGAGCCCAGTTTCCAGAGTGAAACTCGTGCGTGTAGGGTGCGTCAGCTCCGGTGGTCGTAGGCGCTCCAAAGGCAGCTTTCAGCCAGAAACCAAAGGCATCCGCATCAATCGGGATCACCACGTCCCCGTCCGCTGTCACGGCATCCTTGATCGGCGCCTGCGGATCGCGGCCATACCCCAAGAGCTCCGAGGTCTGCAGCGGTTGTTCAGCCCCCAGCGTCGTGCTTGCAAAGGGCATCTTAGTATAGCCGCTCGCAGGCGGCGTGCCATATGTGGTCTCGAACGCAAGCGCCATTTGCGCCCGCGCCCCTTGAGCTCGTGCCATGGTGGTCTCCTCAGATTAGCGGGGTCAGCTGAGCGGGTCAGCCGTGGAATAGGACAGGATTACTGGGATCACCGCTGCTTTCAGGCTTACCGCACCCTCAACAGGCAAATCGACCGACTGCGGGGCTTCCGCCTCCACCCAGTCGCAAAGGCCGTCCAATGTTCGATCGGCGGTTATCACCGCGCCAATGCTGGCGCAGAGTGTGTCGAAGGCAGCGTCACGGTTCGCGCCCTGCACGACCGTCTCTATCTCGGCGCGGTGCTGGTAGTGGTAGCGCAGCGGTGACAGTGTGACTTCGGGCTCTCCTGATTCGCCGTCGCGCAGGATCAGCAAGCCATCGGTCGGCACACGCTCAGGCAGAACCTCACCGCGCAGGGTGGTGGCGCGCAGCGCCGAGAGCCGCGCGTGGAGCACGGTGAGGATGGTTTCGCGCGCACTCATAGTTTCGCCTCTATCCAATTCGCCACGATCAGCCCCGGAACTGCCGCCAGCGCGCGGTCAGCGTCGCGGGCCAGATTGAGCCGTTTCGCAACCTTCACCTGTGGGACCAGCAGAAAGATCGGCACCGTGCTGCGTCCACGGCCGGTTTTCGACCGTGACGCCACGCCCAAACCACGATTGTTCAGCCGCCCATCCGCCACCAGCAGGCTTGGCCCCCTGCGTCGATAGATAAACCGCAATCGCAGCCCGCGCCGCCGTTCCCATTCGCCAGGCGTCAGCGCCTTGCCGCGGGCCCCTTTGCCGGCCGCCGGTGTCGGGATCGCAAGCCAGAACCCGTCCTTTGACCGGATCAACGGGCCGGTGTCATGTGCGCCGATGATCACGGGCGCCTTCGACCAGACCAGCGCTGCTGCTTTCAAGCTTTCACCAGCTTTGGGATAAGTTTGGCTCCTGATCGAATTCGCCAACCGCCTCCCCAGTCCCGCCTGCGTGATCTGGCCGCGCCAAACTGATTTCAGATCAGACCCGGCCTCGCGCATCGCGACACTCACGGCCTTTTCGCCAGCTTTGATCTCGGCCGCCATGACAGAAACGAGATCGGGACTGATGTCGAGACCGAGCCTCATGCCGGACACAACTCAAGTGTCCAGACCAGCCGCTCGCGGTCACGCCGCGGTTCGCCTTGGATCAGAAAGGTTTCGTCCCCAATCAGGATCTGCTCCTGCGGGCGGGGATCAGGAATATCCACCCCCCGGACATCGATCCGGGTGGTGTCAGAAAGTAGCCGCGCCGATCCAAACTCGGTGATCTCATCTGGCCGGCGCAGAATGCCCTGCGCGCGCGTAAACTGACCCTCACCGTCTCGGTGCCATATCTCGACAGCAATGTTCGGATCAACAAACAGCACCCCCAACGCGTCAGCAAAGGCGGTCATCACGTCCGCTTTGCAGTGCGAAGAACCTGCGGCCGCGTGCAAATCGGCAGCGGGTTGCTTTCAATCTCGAGCCGCACCCATTCATCACGGTCGCGATCCGGGATCATGCGCGCATAAAGCGGCAGGCCAAGCGTATTGACCGTCTCGAAGGTGTCCGCAGGCGCGTAGTAGATCTCGAAGAGCCCCTCGACGCCCTCAGGGTAGAAATACGCCTTGTCGGTCGGCACACCAAAACCAAGGCCGCCGCGATAACGCCGGAAGGTAATGCCGCCAAAGCTGACCTCTTCGCCCACGCGGCCGCGCAGATCGGCCGCCGCTGCCGTGTTAAGATAGGTCTCGCGCACCTCCTTATGAGCGACCAGATCCGCGAAGAACGCCGAGCCGCATTCGGCGCGCAGTTGGATCTGACCGGCCGCAAGACCGCCAAGGCTGTCCTCGACACTTTCAATCATTGCCTGACAGCGCTTGCGCAGGGCCCCCGAGCCTGGCGACTGGTTATCAAGATCAAAATCAACCTCTGCGGCCGGCGTAATTCCGAACTCGGTGTAGTAATTGGCCACAGTGGCCCCGTCGCGCGGGTCCTTCACCACGCCCTGGATGCCGTTGAAGAGGTGGAACTCAAAGGTGGCTTCCGCATCGTTGCGCAACCGCGCCATCTTGCGCGCCACTTCGGTTTGCACCTGCTGGGTTGCGGTCTCGGAGCCAAAGTCACGGATCGCCTGGATTTCCGAGGCCCAGAGCACATCCTGCTTTTTGAACTGGCGGCAGACAAAGGCGCGCATATCGCGCCGTTCGGGCACCTGTTGCTCATAGGCCGAGCCGCGCTCCGAGAACGGGATCAGCTGCAGCGTGCCATCGCGGCTTTCGATCATCACCGTGCGGCTGCGCACGCCGCGGCTGCCGAACAGGCTCGCACCCGACAGGATCGCCGGTTTGAAGGGGATGTTTTCGAGCGCGCGGGTCAGCTCGATAATGGAGAAGGCATCGCCTTCAAAGATGTCCATGGTGGCCACAGGGAGCCTCCTTTATATTTGACGGGAACAAGTAAAGCTGCGCGATCAGCGCAGGATGATGCCAAGAGCGGCCAGTGCCGTAGTGGCGGTTGTGATCTGCGCCTCGGTTGCACCCTCGGGCCAGATGAGTTCGTGACGGTTCACGATGGCAGGGCCACGGATGAGTGCCACACCTGGAGTATCTGCATCAGTGGCATCAGCCACTCCCCACAGGAGACCAGCGGCATTCTGGCTGCCGTTTGAAGCAGTGGGTGCAAGGCCCGTGTATTTACCACCTGTCGTGATCTTGCCCAGCACGGTGCCCGGCGCAAGCTGGCCTGCGCCGGATGCGAGGGTGACGGTTTCGCGGGTGTAGTCGCGCAAGACTTCCCAAACGAGGAAGCCGCCGTGATGCGGTCCTTCGGTCAATTTTTGCATGGGAGATTATCCTTTCAATTTGAAGGTATGGGCGATGACATCGCCCCAGGGGCGCGCCGTAGGGTTGGGCCCGGGTTGTGGGTGATGAGGGCTGATCTGCGGTGCAGCCTGAGCCTTGGCGGCTAGCAGGCTGGCACGCACCGCATCGAGACTGGCGTCCTCTTCCAAAAACCGCCCAGCCATTTGTGGCTGACCAGCCAGGCGGCAGAGATCGATGATGGCGCGGGCATGAGACATCGCCTCAGCGCGGATTGCCCCAGCGTCGGGTGGTGCATCGGGTGGTGCGTTGGCGGCTGCAGCGCAGTTCTCTGCCGCACGCGATTGGGCGTTTCCGGCTTGAACACCCTCGCCCTGCCTACTTACCTGCGATGGATCATCGGTTGTGGGCACAGGATCAAGGTTCCCGGCGGGAACCTTGGTCGCCGGATCAGATGCGATTGGCGCAGCATCATTGCCTGCCACATCGTTGTCGTCTTCAACGATGTTGGACCCGGGTGGCGCGCTGTCTGTCTCGACCGCCTCCACCAGTTCAGGCGGTGCGTTGCGAAACCGGCCAATGTCGAAACTGGCGGCGATGCGCACAGGCTCGGCCATGCGCGTGGCAAGACCTGCATCCAGCGCGTCCTTTGCGTCAAACCAGGTCTCGGCCGACAGCAGGGCTGCGATCTCATCCTCGGGCTTGCCAGATTTGGCCGCGTATCCCCGCGCCATGCTGGCCGCGATCTTGTCCAGCGTACCGGCCATATCGCGCATGTCTGCGGCCGTGCCCATGACAACGCCAGACGGGTCATGGATCATCAGGAAGGCGTTTTCCGGCATGACGATCTCGTCGCCCACCATGGCAATGTAGCTCGCAGCCGAGGCCGCGATGCCATCGATCCAGACGGTGATTGTGCCCGCATGACGGCTCAGCGCATTATAGATCGCCACCGCATCGAAGACCGACCCGCCCGGGCTGTTCAGCCGCAGATCGATCGGTGCATCATCCGGCAGCGCGCCCAGCTCGGCCAGAAACCCTTTGGCAGAAACGCCGTAAGCCCCGATTTCGTCATAGATCAGCACTTCCGCGCCCGTTGCCCGGGCACGGATCGTGTACCAACTGTTCATGGTGTCACTCCTGTTTGGTGGCGGGCCCGGTCGCTGCCGCGTCATCGCCATTGCTTTGGTTTGCCCGATCGTCTGCGCCGTCATCCGGATCAGGACGCCGCGCCGGTGTGGCCCGCGCGCCTTGCGTCTCTCCAGGGCTGGTGCGGTACACGAGCCCCAGCTGCTTGGTGCGCGCAGCATCGGCTGCGTTTTCGCGGTCGACCTCTTCGACATCATAGCCCGTGGCCTCGACCACCTTGCGCCGCGAGGTAATGCCCGCCTCCATGGCCAGCACCTGTGCCTGAATGTCTTTGAGAGGGTCGACCCAGTCCCAGCGCGGCGGGATCCATTGCACCATGCGCGCAGCCGCAGGGTCCGCGAGATCCAACCGGCCCGCCAGTTGCGCCGTGTCCAGCCAGCGACGCCAGATCGGACGGCAGAGCTGATGCGCAATCACCCCGTGCTGCAATTGCTGCACGCGGCGGCGGAATTCGACCAACTCTGCCCGCAGGCTCGAATAGTTGGCCTGGCGCACATCGCCGGTGACCAGATGATACGGCAGCCCCAGCGAGGCCGAGACCGCAAGCAATGTGCGGTACTGGAACGCCTCATAGCCACCGCCCACGTCGGCAGGGCTTGAGAACTTCACGTCCTCACCCGGCAGCAGCACCTGCATCGTGCCGGGCTCAAGGCTCGCCATCGCCGCGCCATCAAGATCGGCCTCACTCTCCCCCATCATCGGGTCTTCAGGTGCGGTCTTGGTGATGAAGCCTGCGAACATCGCTGCCGTTTTCTTGCGATCAAGTTCTGCGTCGTCGTACTGATCGAGCAGGAACAGCCGCACCATCGCGGGTGCCACATGTGGCAGGCCACGGATCTGGCCCGCGTCAATGGGCCGATAGATATGCAGCACGTCCTCGGCCGGGACGCGCACCGTTTCCGGCACGGCCACCCGCTGGTCGGTGCTGTCGCCAGGATGGCTGCGGCGGAAATGATAGGCGACACGCCGTCCGATCAGATCAAATTCGATGCCGCAGCGGATGCGGTTGCCATTCGGGGCGGTCTCCGTTTTTTCAAAGGGCAGCATTTCCGATTGCAGCAACTGCATCTGCAGCGGCACCAACAAGCCGTCCTCGGCCCGGCGCGGGCGCATCCGCACAAAACACTCGCCCGCGACGAACATCTCGCGCGCCACCATGGCCTGCAGCCCGTAGAAATCAGTCAGCCCATCGGCATCTGCCTCATCCGTCCACGCCAGCCAGAGCCGCTGGACCTGATCGCGTAATGCCGCATCTTCAATCAGCGACGAGGGCTTGATGCCGTCGCCCACCATGTTCGACGCGAAGGCCTCACAGGCATTTGCAGCATAGCCATTAGTAACCACCAGTTCGCGGGCACGGGCCAGCAGCTTTGGTCCACCAGAGGCCACCAGTGCGTTGATGTTTTCCAGCGGTGGGTTCCAGCCCCGCAGCCGGCGCTTGGACATCGCGCCTTCAAGACGTGCGCGCACGGCAGCAGGACCGCCCCTTTCGGGACGACGAAACCGGTCAAACAGGCCCATAGATTACAGCCCCTTGGATGTGGTGATGCGGACCTGGCGTACGATGCGCCGCCCCTCGAGTGTGACAATCTCACGGTCCAAGGCTTCGATAGCGCGGTCGATTTCAGCCACGCTGCGGTAATCCACGGTTTTGCCGTCATAGCTGACCCGCGCGACGCCGGATGCGCGTTGAGTTGAAAGCGCCTCGCGGCGGGTGCGGAGTTCAGAAATAGTGGCCATTTATCACCCCATGTAAGTCGACCGCATTGTCCGCCGCCGCGCAGACGGACGAGGTGATGATTTCACAGCGAAGTCACCCGCAGGCCCAGAGGCCTCTACTGCGAGTTGCCGCTCCAACTCCTGCCACCGCGCCTCCGACCAGCGATCCGCCCCAAGTATCCACGCTGCTGCTCGCGCATAAATCCGGCAGTCCAACGCCTCATTGCGCTCGCGTAGCTTCTGCCACTCCAATCGAGCAAAGCCGCGTTTCGTTCGCACCGTGATCAGTTGTTCGGCCGTAAATTGCTTCAACCACTCGCCGTCCGCCCATTTTGGCAGATGGATGGTTCCTGGTGGGCAAGGATGTCCAGCCTCGATTTCCTCCCGCGTCGGTCTATCCTGCCGCAAATAGCGATAAGTCTCGGTCTTGAAGGTAGAGGTAGCTACCGTCCAAAGCCGCGCTCCGCGCCGCAGCCGTTTGCCCGCGATGGTCGCGTCCACATACGTCGGGCCGGTGACCGGGCTTGAGCGATTAAATCCCTCTACGCCTTTGACCGGAGCCACCTGCGCGAAGCCGACTTGTCGCGACCAGGCGTATACCGCGCTGGTCTCGTAGCCCGTGTCGATGGCCAGGCGGGCCAAGGTCATTGGCTCACCGGAGGCATGCTCCCATGTCTGGCCGAGCAAATTGGTCAGCTGCTGCCAACACGCTGTGTCGCTGGGCCCACCTTCGATAACGAGGTGATCGACCAGCCAGCTTTCCAGCCCGCGGCCCCAGGCCCAGACATCGACCTCGATGCGATCCTTTTGAACGTCCGCTCCAGCGGTCAGGAACAAGCCACGCTCTGGAACAGTGCCTCCCTCCAAAGTCTCGCGCTGGTCCGCCAAGCGCTGCCAGTCCGGCGCTTCGCCAGTTTCGACCCAAGTTTCGCCGAGGATCGTGTTGCGAAACGCTTTGATCGCCTCATCCGACCCCTGGGCTGCATCCCAAGCTCGCACGATCCTCTCCCAGCTCAGCCAGCCAATCGGCGAATAGAGCGCAGATAGGTGATAGCCGACGGTATTCGGGTCCGCTGCCGTGGCGGTTGCTCGCCATTCGCCAGCCTCCAGCATCGTCGTCTTGTGATGCTCCGCTATGGGCTGCTCGCAGCCATCGCAGTGATATTCCGCTGTCTCGGGACGCCCCTTCTGCCAACGCAGTCGTTCGAATTTTAGCCACTGCATCGCGCCACAATGCGGGCATGGGACAAAAAACCGACGCTGATCACTGGCCTCATAGTCCCGTTCAATCCGGCTCATGCCGCGAATGGTCGGGGTTGAGACCAAGAACACCTTGCGCCGATGGGCGAAGGTCAGCGAACGCGCTTCCGCCAGCGTAACCGGATCACCCTCATCGTCGGCGGACGCCGGATAGGCATCGACCTCGTCGAGGAAAATGTAGCGCGCCGGGGTCGAGCGCAGCCCTACGGCCGAGTTTGCCCCGGTCATGATCAAAATACCGCCCGCAAATTCCTTAGACAGCATCGTGTTGCCCGCGTCACGAGAACGCGCCGGTTTGACCCGCTCCCGCAGTTCCGGGCTCTCATCGATCAGCGGATCAATCCGCTGACGTGAGTTTCGTTTCGCCAATTCCACGGTCGGCTGGACCGCCAGCATCGGACCAGGAGCCTGATGGATCGCAAAGCCGATCCAGTTGTTGCCCGCTTCCGTAGCGCCAACCTGCGCCGCCTTCATGAACACGATCCGCTGTGCCGGGTCACCTGGCGACAGCCGGTCCATGATCTCGGCCATGTAAGGCGTGCGGGCCGTTCGATACCGACCAGGTTCTGCCGACGCACGCCCTGACAGCATCCGGTGTCGGTCCGCCCATTGGGACACGGTCAGGTCCGCATCCGGCGTGAGACCCGCGCCCCAAGCGCGCAGAATTTCTGCTGCGCCGTCGAAGTCCATCACATCTCCTGCCTCATCGGAGATCGGGTTTAACCTCGGCAAGATCGTCGAGCTGGGCACGGACATGTTTTTCCAAAACTTTCTGCATTGCGGCGGGCTCAACTCCCAAATCTGCCGCCATCAACGCGGCCGCCCGCGCGGGCCAGTTGACCCAGACATCACGCTCCTGCCGCGCCAGCCGAAAAACCAGCGACAGTGCGCGAGCCCGATCGATCAACTCGCCTTTCAGCTTTTGCAGACGCAGACGACGTTCCTGCGCCTTCAGCACTTCATTGGCCGTCTTGGCCTGCAAAAAGGTGGTGCCACCGCTATTTGCAGGAGCCTCAAGCCCCTGTTCCTTCAGAGTGTCACCGACTGCCGAGACAGCCGCCTCCGACACAGGCTTGCGTCTTGGCTGCGGCTTCTTGCGGGTTTTGGATGGGTCGGTTGCCTCAGCACGCAGGGCATCGCTTGCGACCGCATCGATGCTGCCATCGTCGTGCAGCACCAGCCGTCCTGTCGCCTTGGCTTTCTGGATTGCACCGCGTGAAAGACCAACGCGGGTGGCGTATTGGCGCTCGCTCAAACCCTCCATTGCGCGCTCCGATTATCATTCAAAATCATGTGCTTATGTCGTTGATAAGCCTCCGAAGTAGAGCGAACGTGGTCTCACGAAGACGATGCAACTCACCACCGCGCTCAAGCAGCGCAGCGGTCGCGCAAAACCAAGGAGCCGCCACGATGACCAGGTTGAACCCGATCACCACGCCTCGCCACCAACTACGCGCCGAGAAGGCCGCGCGAACCCGCGAAGCTGCGCTTAACGCCTTCATTGGCAAGAAAGCCGAGATCGACGACATGCTCGCCCGGCTTCAGAGCCTCAGCGGCGAGCATTTCAACTGCCACCCCGACGAAATCAACTGGGGCCATGTTGGCACCCTTGAGCATTACGCCAGCCTGCTGAAGCGCATCACCGACAGCGCCTTCAGCGAAGGCGAGCACGCGGAGTAAGCGCCATGGAAACCAGCACAATTCGTATCGCAATTCGTAAACTGCCCGATCAATTCGATCGCAGCCGCATCACCACAGCCCTTGACGAGATCGAATGCGCCTTGATGGACGAAGGTGGCGTTTATGTTCGCGCCTACGCCGACAGCATGACGATCACCATCGAGGTTCCGACCCATCAGCTGATGGATACGGCAAGCTGCCTGAAAGACCTCGGCCTGATCTGACATTTTGAATCCGCTCGGATTCCGGCCACGTGCTGTGTGCCTTTCGCGGGTTGAGCCAATAGAAAACACATGATCATGCTTAGGTCAGCTTAACCCGGCCATCCTTGATCCTATTGCGGGAGGACTGAGAGAGATTGACCTCACGTTTCACGATATCAAGCTGCGCAACGCGTGAGTGATAGCCGCGGAACGTTTCAGCCAAATCCTCATCGGTGATTTCTGGTGATACTTGTTCATCTTGCCCCGAAGTAATCGAAACTTGGTCGAGGCTCATCCCGCGAGCTTCAAGAAACGTTGTGACGATGACTTCAAAGCTCATTGGCGGGCGATGATCCATATGCGATTCGTCCCGCGCAATCCTTTCACCTGTCACGCCGCACAAGACTTTTCCGTCATCACCTCGATTTTCCGAAAAGAATTTATCGCGTGCCGCGTAGAGATCGAACCTTACTACGCGACGAAAAGCGGCCGAAACCTCTTGCTTTCTACTTGGCGGCCTTTGGGTGATGCAGTGTCTGAACGAAAAATCCGTTCCGGACCCGTCAATTCGCACAACCCTGAAACAGTTCGTACCTTGTTCTGTTGCCATAACTTCGAAATGGTCCACGCCTTTGCCCACCTTTTGCGAGTATTCCGAATGGCGCTCAAGCAATGCCGACAAGTCTAGGGCGTCATCACTGGAGACCCGGTCCCCAGCTTTATAGCGACCCAACATTTCGCGAAAAAACTCAATCGCCCTCGACTGATTGTCGAAGCGGCGTGTGGCAAGTTCAATTGGTTTCCCTCGTGCCATAATCAACCTCTTTGCTTTTCTCGAACCAAAGATTAGCACTTTTGCGAGCTGACGTTAGCCCGAGTGTTCGAGAGACGAAGACAATTTACTCGCATGGCCTCAAAGGCCCGACGTAGCAGGAACGAGCGGATTATGCTCACACCGGTGAACAGCAAGCCCATTTGCAGGTTCTGCGCCAGGGTCGTGTGCAGACCAAACATCGGGAAGATCAGGATCTGCGTCAGCACAGCGACGCCGTAGCCCACCGCGACATTCGCAATCGCTTCACAAAATGACATGAGACGGGATTGCCTCATTGGCCGCTCCGCTCTGAGCGCAGGTCATCAAAACTGGTCCCGGCGCCTTCAAGAACAGCGCGTTGGCCACTGAACCTCTGCCAGCGCTCTAAGGCGACATCGACATACGCCGGATTAAGCTCAATCCCGTAGCAGACCCGCCCCGTAGTTTCCGCCGCGATTAGCGTAGTGCCCGAGCCCATAAAAGGCTCGTAGACAGCTTGGCCCAGGCTGGAATTGTTCAGGATCGGACGGCGCATACATTCGACGGGTTTCTGGGTCCCGTGTACGGTTTCAGCATCCTGATCCTTGTTCGCGATCTGCCATAGCGTCGTTTGTTTGCGGTCGCCCGCCCAGTGTCCCTTGCCGGTTTTCTTCACCGCATAAAGGCACGGCTCGTGCTGCCAGTGATAATCGCCGCGGCTCAGCACCAGGCGATCCTTGGCCCAGATGATCTGAGACCGGATATTGAAACCGGAGGCCTCTAAGCTCTCGGCAACGGTGGTCGCATGCAACGCGCCATGCCAGACATAGGCCACATCGCCAGGGAAGAGCACCCAGGCCTCACGCCAATCAGCCCGGTCATCATTTAGTACCTTGCCGGTACGTTTTGTTGCGGCGGCTCCTGCCTTGTTACGCCAGCCGGGATCGTATTCGACGCCGTAAGGCGGATCGGTCACCATCAGCTGCGGTTTCACATCACCGAGCAGACGATCGACATCGGTGGCCACGGTCGCGTCACCGCAGAGCAGCCGATGTTTGCCGAGCACCCAAAGATCGCCCGGACGGCTGATTGGGGTCTCGGGGGCCTCGGGAACATCGTCCTCGCCCTCGCGAGAGGCTGTTTCAGGATCAACGTCTCCGGCCAACAGCGCTTCGAGTTCAGCGTCATCAAAGCCGATGAGCGAGAGATCGTAGTCCTCTGCCAGCAGGTCGTTCAGCTCGGCCGATAGCAGCGCCTCATCCCAAGTGCCAAGTTCCGTCAGTTTATTATCCGCGATACGGTAAGCCCGACGCTGTGCTTCGCTCAGATGTCCCAGCACGATCACGGGGGCCTCAAGCAGCCCCAGCTGCGTGGCGGCAAGCACCCGGCCATGGCCTGCGATCAATTCTCCATCGTCCGCGACCAGGCACGGAACGGTCCAGCCAAACTCGGCCATGCTGGCCGCAATCTTTGCGACCTGATCCGCGCCATGCATCTTTGCGTTCTTCGCATAAGGCTGGAGCTTGGCAAGCGGCCAAGTCTCGATTGCGTCGGGGGCAAAGCTCAGGGTCATTTCTGCGGGCCTATCTATTGAGCATTTTGGTTTGGCTGCCAGCCGTGGTAGCTGGCAAGATCGCGCTTTACCCAAGGGTCATCGCGATGGGAGGGGGATGCGACTGTGCAAATGCTCCAGTCGACGTCATTACGCTCAGTACTGAGCGGGTTCGACGGCACTACTGGGAGGAGGTGTCGTCGAACTGGGCACTCAAATTTGGACTCCGGATAGCAGCAACCAGCTTGGACTCCACGAAGGGTCCAGCGGCGGCCAAGGCATCCAGCTCCAAGGGTTTGTTTAATTGTGGTTTTTGTCAGATCGCGGGTGGATACCCGCTGGGGTGGCTTCCCAAAAAACGGGCCCTGTCGCTAGCGATATTGCGCGCCTCGCCCCCCCGTATACGTTTGGGGCCAGGAAGGACCCGCGAATTCAGTGGGTTAGCGCGCTGGATGCCAGCTGGACCCCTGGCTGGAAACCAGAAGCCAGCGAAGTGTCCACCAACAAAAACGGGGAGAGCCGTCTTCCAACGCACTCTCCCCATTATGCCCTACGGGTAACACGAAACTGTTGCATGTGTCGAACACAAAAGTGTTGCAACACATTGGACTCATTCAGACATTCAGGCGCGACGCGATCTTGGTCAATGCGAGCTTGTGCTTGCGCCATGCCGTCGTGCGGTCAACGCCAAGTTCACCGCTGACCTGCTTCCAAGGCACACGCGCCGCCCGAGACCAGATCAGCTTGCGTTCGGCCTCTTCAATCCAAAGCACCCAATCGAAGGTCTGCTCAAGACGGGTAATCGACGCCGCCGACGGCCAGACCCGCATCGGCTGCGGTTCCATAGCAGCGATCTCGCGGCTGGTCCGCGCGATGTCAGGCCAGGCGTTGAAGTACCCCTTGGCTTTGACCGGTGGCAGCTTGCGCAGCGTGCGGAACGCTTCTTCGAAATGATCCGCGACATCGTCGGCGGTCCAGATCTTTTTCTCACCCATGGTGCACCTCCCCTGTGGGGCGTGCCCCATAGAGTTTTGTGCCCAATTGCTCGACCAGTTCACGTTCCGGCCAGGTCAGGCGTTGATCGTCGATGCTGACAGCCAGCACGCCTTGTTCGTGCCAACCGTCCCGTTTGACCTGATCGGGATCGCGGCGATGTCCGCCATAACCTTTGGGGGTGAATCTCATGCCACACCTCCCCGGCTCTCGATGGCCCAGTGCAGGATGGCAATGGCATCGGCTTCATTGTCATCAGCGGGGCTGAACCCGCGCGCCTGGGCGGCGGCGATCATTGCGACCTTGTTGGCGTTGCCCTTGCCGGTGGCGTGACGCTTGATGGTGCCGACGGGCACGCCCTCATAGGGAATGCCCCTTAGCTCGCCCCAGCTTGTCAGCGACGCCATCAGGCCCCCATAGACATGGGCGGCGTCAGTACCGGCATGACGACGGACTTCCTCGAACCAGATCGTTGCAATCGGTCCAGACAGCCGATCGAGTTCCGTTAGCCAGTTGGTGAACCGCAGATAGCGCATACCACCGCCATCGTAGCGGCCGGGTTTGAAGCTGGCGGTGCCGCTGGTGATCAGGCCGTCAAAGCCAAGGATGGCCCAGCCGGTGGTGGTGCCAAGGTCAAGCGCAAGTATACTGCGCGGAGTTTGTGTAGGTTGGGTCATGCAGACCTCCTCTTCGATTTGATGAGCGAGGCGAGAGGGCTGGCCGGTGAAGGCTGCGGTCTCGCCAGGCCCCGAAGGGTGGTCTGGTCAGGTCAGGCGCGGGGCGACGAGGTCGCCCGGCACTTCTTTCAATTTCTTCAACAGGCCAATTTGAAAGAAGTTAGCCTGTAAGAGGTTGAACTGTATGTATAATATACCTTCTTTCAATATTACTTATATTTCAATAGGTACCTCTCCCTCCATCTCATCGCGCGCGAGAATACACATATATACATGTGTCCCCTTGAAAGATTGAAAGAAGTGAAAGAAGTCAAAAATCCGTTCCTGAACAGCAACTTATCTCCCGACTTCTTTCAATTGAAGAAAATCCCGTTTTGAAAGAAGTCCATTGTTCACGTCAGGATCCGATAGACCATGGCCCTGCGACCACCGGTGTCGCGCATGCCGGTAGTGATATCACCGCTTTCTATCAGCGTCTCGAGGATCTCATTTCGGTCGCGTGATTTCAACCACTGCGACGCCCGTGTCACCTCGGATTTGGTAATCCCGCTTGATCCAGCTGCACGGATGACTTCCTTGAGCCGCTTTAGATGGGCCTCTGTTTCGGTATCTGCAACATGCCGCTCCACCGCCGCAATCGTCCGCCGCGCATAATGGCGCACAAAATCAATGGCCCAATCTGCGGCCGAGAGGTCGATCGCAGGATTTGTCGGATCACGCCCTACCGCCACAATCAGCGCCAGCTTCAACGCGTTCTCCCCAATACGCGCCAGGATCGCCGTGAAGGCTGTTCCACTTGCCGCGCGCAACTCCCCCGTCAGCTCTGCGCTGAGCAGCTTAAACCGGGCCCGTGCCTCCTCAGTCATGGGCAGGATAGTCGGGTTCACAGCTGTGTTCTGATCGGCTGTCTTGCCCGCAAGATTGCCTTTCTGATGCCCACCACCAGAGGCAACAATTTGCAGCCCTGCGATCAGCGCAGGTGGTGCTTGGCGCATGCCCACAGCGATGTTCTCGTCCGGATAATCCTCATCACTCGGCAGGATCAGAAAGCGGGCCAGCGAGCCGTCGACGACGTTTGCGCCCTGCAATGCGCCCCAAAAATGCAGCGGCGTTGTTGTGCCGTAAACACTCAGGCAGGGTTGATTGATATCCCGCCGCTCGTTTGAGCCATCACGGTTGGCATATTCCGCACCAAGGAAAATCCCGCCCGCGGCCGTGTAAAGCTCGGTCATGTTGTCGAGGATTTCGGTGATGTGGCGTGGACTGCGCCGCCGGTCGGCCGCCGCTGCCAAGAACATACCAAACTCATCGATCTGGAAGAGGATCGCAGGCTGGCGGTGCAGCGCGGTCAAAAGCCCCGCGCCGGAGGCGATCTTGTTGCCACCGAGATGATGGGCCAGCCCCGCCTCGAAAAAGACCTCGTTGATGATCTCGCGGGCGTGGTTCTTGCCTGATCCGCTATCCGCAATGCCCACGACATACAGGTTCGAGCGCAGGTTACTCTCGGTGCGATACTGCCGTCCCATGAGCGCACCAATCGCGCAAAGGCTAGCACCGAGTGACAACAACGGCTGAGGACGCCGGGCTGTCGACAGCATGTAATCGGTCAAATCACCCACTAATCCATCCGGTATGGCCAGCGTGAATGTCGAGGTGGCCGAAGGTTCCTCATGAACCTCGGAATGCCCTCCCAGCTTCGACAAGAGATCCGCTGCAGGATGCTGTTCATCGCGGGCCGTCGATCCATCAAAGCGCAGTGATGCATCAGGTTGCCAGCCGCGCTCCATCGCGAGATGATAGATCGTGCCGGCACCAATCCGATCGGGTTTGAAGCTTGCCCAAGCCTTCGCGGTCGCCGCGGGCACATCCTTGGCGGCCTGCGCTGACCAGCCAGCAAAGATACCGCCCCCGGCCTCACCAAGCGCGCCCTTCAGCGCCATGCCAATCCGCACCCAGCTGTCATAATCCAACTCCGCATTGGGCAGCCATTTCAGCGCAGCCTCAATGGCCGGCAATGTCCCCATCTGGCTATGGGCCTGCAGGTGCTCCGTGGCAGGTGATCCTGTCGCAAGGCCACGTTGCCGCAGATGTTCGGGCAACAATGCGTAGGCCTCATCCAGAAAGGCGCGCGCCATCTCTGCGGTGATTTCAGGCAGCTCCGTGATATCGAGATCAGCCAGCCCCTCCTCTGGCCAGGCATAGGGCACGCCAGTGTCCGGGTGGTTGGCGTAGGCCACGAACTGCTGCCCCAGGCAAAGCACCTCCAGCGGATGACGTTTGATGCCCCGGAAAGGGGTTTGTGTGCGATAAATCAGCATCCGCTTTGGCGCCTTGCCGATGCGCAGTGCGGGCGTATCCCCCAAACGTTCACGCGCCAGTTTCTCGATCTGGAGCGCCAGTTCCGCATCCTCAACCACATCAATATCGACAGCTGCAACCGTGCCGCCAACAAGACCGATGCCACACTCTGGCCAGGTCGACCATGTCGTCACCTCCACCTCCGTGGTCGCGCGCTCGGTGTGCCGGTTCCATTCTGGATAATCCGCCCATACTCCACGCTTAAACTGGCCAGGCTTTTTGGTGCCCGGACCGATCGGCAGGATGCCATAGCCATTGGTGACCAGCCGTGCGCCGAAGCGCGCCATGTACGATGCACTAACCATCAAAGGGGCACCTCCGGTGTCATAGCGTCGAGCCGAGTGCGGTCTTGTCCCGCCAGCGCGCGCAGTTGATCGCAATATCCGGTAATGACCGCATCAAGGAAGCGATCCCACTCGGTCACCGTCAGGGTGGCAAGATCCGATTTGCCGATACTCTCGAGGTATTCGCCACCATATTGGCCGCCAACGCTCATGGCCTGCATTTCATTTGGGGTGGGATCGATCATACCTGTCCTCCTGTGACAGATGTCCTGGCAGATGCGAGAACAGAGGTGTTTGCGGCTCGTGTCCCGCCGCTTGTCCGAGACGATGAATGTGGGGTTGAACCAACCAAACCCGCGAGGTTCCCGGTGGCAGACGGCGCAAAGGCCGGAGTTGATGTGGTGCATGGATCAAACCTGTAGCCGGAGATTTCAAGAAAGCGGCCAGACGGGCGCACCGAAATCGCGGTTGGCCGGGCCAGTTGCCCCGCCTGCGCAATGGCATCGTCGACAGTGCGCGGCATCGGGCAGCCCGGCGCACGCTTTTGCCACCACTCGAGCGCCTTCTGGCGCGCATAGCCTTGATGCGCGACACAGACCCATTCGTTGTAGGACTTGAGCCCGCAGCTATAGGTGACCTTCATTGAGGGCAGCCCGCCGCGCTTGTCATGACGGCTGTAGGACACACCATGCACTGGCAGCCATTGGACCTTCGGAGACAAAACCGGGAGCGTGGCCGCTGTGGGGGCGATCTTCACCTCACGTGCTGGGAAGACATAACCGCAGTCCGAGCATTCCGTTGCCGAGAGCGCAATGATGCTGTCGCACTCGGGGCAGACCTTTGTGGGGGCCTCGCCACCCCCGCCATCGCCTGGGCGTTTCGGGCGGACCAGATCGATCGGCCCGTGGCGGCGGACATTGCCCGCAAAGTCGAGCACCAAGCAGTTTTCCTTGTCCGGAGCCAAGCGTGTGCCGCGACCGACCATCTGAACGTAGAGCCCTGCTGATTTGGTAGGGCGCAGCAATGCTATGAGATCGACGGCGGGCGCATTGAACCCGGTCGTCAGCACCCCCATCGAGGCCAGTGCGCGGATTTCACCGCGCTTGAAGGCCGCGATGATGGCATCGCGCTCCTCCTTTGGCGTGTCCCCGAAGATCGTGCGGCAGGTGACACCTTGACGCGCGAACTCTTCGGCCACATGGCGTGCGTGACCCACACCTGAGCAGAACGCCAGCCAGGATTTGCGGTCTTTTCCATGGGTGATGATCTCGGTAACGGCCGCACGCGTCGTCGCGTCCTGATCGACTGCGGCTGCCAGATCACGGGCAATGAAGTCCCCTGCACGTGTACCAACCTTCGAGACGTCGAGCCGCGTATTGGGCTGTTTCGACACCAGTGGGCAGAGATATCCTGCGTCAATGAGATCACGTACCGGCGCTTCATAGGCAATGTCAGTGAAGAGTGCGTCCTTGCCCTCATGCAGCATGCCGCTGCCAGTGCGAAACGGTGTGGCGGTGAGGCCAATCACCTTCAGCGCAGGATTGATTGCCTGCAGCGCGTCCAAAAAACGCCTGTACATCGTGCTGGAGTTGCCCGGGATCAGATGGGCCTCATCAATCAGCACAAGATCAGTATGGC